ACCAGCAGAACCTTTAGCTAATCTTGCTAATGTATCTGTACCACTACCATATAGAACGTCACCTTCAACTAGAGATACGCTTAGTTTAGCTCCAGTAACTGCATCATTTGCTATTGTTAAACTTGTAGAACCTGTAACCTCTCCTGTATGAGTTGCGTTAGTGACTTTAGCTGTGTTTGCAGCAACATCTGTGGCTATATCAATACCATCTACAGTCCCGCTAACAACAATATTACCTGTTACTGAAATTCCAGTTGCAGTAGTTTCAAGTTTCTTTGCATCTGAATAATATAAATAAATCTCACCGTTACCAGTTGAGTTAGACCAGAATGTTATCTTCCCGTTTGGTTCTTGTGTCCGAACCCAAAAACTATCCTTAGTTATAATTCCTACATCATCTGCATCTGCGCCTGAAGTTTCAATAACTAAATCATTTTTAGTATTAGTTAGATAAGTACGATGATTACTTCCATCAGCTGTCGAATGATATATTGATAGACCATTATCACCACCAAATACAACTTTAGTATCATCTGCAAACTCTAGTGCTTTATCTGACTCATCCCAAGTCATATCAAAGCCAGCATGGGTAGCGTTATCAAAGACAACATCACCAGTAAATGTACCTCCTGCTAGAGGCATTTTGGTAGCGTCAGTAGTAGAAACTGTTTGCCATGAACTAGTACCATCACCATCTTCTCTTAGGAATTTAGTACCACCAGATTCTCCAGTTGATAGTATTGCTGTACCTTCAGGAATTGGAATAGTAACTGTAATTTCATCAGTAGATGGTTCTGTTGCAGTAACACCTGCTCCGGTAAATGTAAATTTGGTTGCAGCATTAGATAATGTTGTACTTTCATCGACAACTGTTATATCACTACCACCACCACCACCAGATCCTGTTTGTGCTGCCCATTTAACTCCTGTTGCTTCAGTGCTGTCTGCAGTTAAAACATGAGTATTAGTTCCAACTGCTAAGGCTGTAGGATCACCAGATCCATCACCTATTAATATCTCACCTTTACCATCTAGATCAGCGTTCAGTACAGCATCAGCTACCTTACTTTTTTCAGCGTCAGTAAATGCATTAGTATCTGACTCACCTTCATATGCTGATTTTATCTCGGCACCTGTTTGATCTGCTGTGGCACTAGCTTCTATTGCATTTAACTTGGTGTGATCAGCATCAGTGAATACGTTTGAATCTGTTGCTGCTTCTACTAATGTCCTTATCTCTGCAGCTGTTTGATCAGCAGTAGCGGAAGCTTCTATAGCATCAAGTTTGCTGTGATCAGCATCTGTAAAGACATTACTATCACTAGCACTTTCTACTAGAGTTCTTATCTCTGCATCTGTTTGATCAGCTGTAGCACTAGTTTCTATAGCGTTTAGCTTAGTGTGATCTGCATCTGTAAAAACATTACTATCACTTGCTGCTTCTACCGCAGCCCTTATCTCAGCATCTGTTTGATCAACTGTAGCTGCTGTTTCTATACCAGATAGTTTTACTTTCTCAGCTGCTGTAAATAAACCTTGTACTGTAGTTGTAGCTGCTATTAGTGCTTGGTTTTGTTCTTCTTGTAGAGCATATAAAACTTGGTCTTGGTTATCATTTAAATCAACAGCTCTTACAGAAGAACCTGCTGCATAAACAGCTTTAGCCGTGTCTACTTCTGTGTCTCTATATACTCGTACAGTAACTCCAGTTTTAGGAGCACCACTTGTCTCCTGAACAGTGCTATCTACACTTGTATTATTAAAAGTAATTTTGCTGGGTGAAGTGGATATTGTGTATTTAGTTGTAGCCTGCGTTGTTCCATTTAACGCAACCTTTATGTCTTCAGTTTTTAAATATGGAAAGGAATATGTAAATTCAAGGTTAACTCCATTTACACTCCCTCCATTATCGTTATAAGTTGTAGCCATTTCCCATGGGGTAAATTACTTGTTTTTATAATCTAAAAGTCTTTGTATAGCTTCTTCATCTCCTACTTCTGTGTAGTGTTCTATTTGATTATTAATGAATTGTTTTTTGAGTATGCTATCTCTAGTCGAAACTTGACTTTCTGCAAAACCTTTAGCTGTCCTTAAAGCTATATTAATCCGTTTATGGATCTTCTTATATAATTTAGGATCTAAGTTAACTGAACCTTTTTTGATCTCTTTACGGAATTGCTTACCATCAATAGAGTTCATAATCTTACGAAGTTCACCTCTAAACCATTTACTCTTACCCATATATTCAGTAATTTCAGATCGTTCAAATGGTGTGTATTCAACTCCTCTACCATTAGTTCTTAATTGTGGTCTACCATTATATTCAATGTCTATAATGAATTGTTTCTCAGGACTAATAGCATCACCTTGTTTAAACCAAGGGGAATAAACATTAACTGCACGTTGCCAGAAGCCTTCAACCTCACCTACTTTACCACCATCAACCCAGTCATAAAGATCAGGTAATCCTGATTTCATTCCAATATTTCTATTAGCTAGTAATTGGAAGAACTCTTGGTCTACTTCTTTTAGTTGAGGTTCTAATAATCTACCTAGTTCATTTCTCATACCACTCATAGGTGCAAAAGAACTACCAAAGCTTGCTCCCCATCTAGATAATGCTGCTGGGTTTCCAGCCAAGACATCATTCAATGGTTCTAAACCAGCTGTAAATGATTTATTAGTTAGGTTTGCAGATAAGATATACCCCATTTTATTGAGATGAGTTTCTAATGTTGGTGCATCTAAAGTATCGAAGTTATCCATAATGTCAGCTGTTAAAGCTAACCAATCAGAAATACCTCCCATATTGTCATAGCTATACCATTTACCATCCCAACCTTTATAATGTCTAGGTTTCCAGCCTGCTTCTCTTCTTACCTTTTGTCTAGTTTTATCATATATACCATTGCCATGTAGGCTATCTGTAGTGAATAAACCTACAGCACCCATAACAGTCAAAGCTCCAATAGCCTTTCTACCTTTAAGTTCAGCTCTTATAGTTTCATAAGCAACGAATTTATTCTCATCTAAAGGTATTCCTCTTGCAGTGAGTAATTCATCTACCTTAGCTTCAGTTACACCTTCAGCAACTCCTGTTTTAAATGCATTAACATCTTTAATGAAAAGACCTAGTGGGTTATGACTACCACTAAATGCAAGCATATTCATAGATGTTTTAGGGAACATCAAGAAAGGTTTTACTACAGGAGCACGTCTAATTAATTCACTTAAAGCATCAACGGATTTATTATCTAAGTTCATAGCAATCTCTCTACTTGCGTATTCGACTGCTTTATTAGTTATGAATCCTTTATCATCAAACATCTGATCATATACACCATCAGATATTTTCTTAAGATGATCAGGGGTTAGTTTTTCTCCATTCCTTATAACCTTGTCATAAGCCATACCTCTAGCTTCAATGTTTCCTATAAAGGATCTAGTGAAACCATCAAATGCTGTCATACCATTAGCACTAAATCTAAGCCAAGGATGCTCAGCCATATCATTCATCGCCTCTATTTGATTCACTAAAACAGAAGGACCAAACATGTCTTCACCTTCTTTAGCATCAGCAAATGAACGTAGTATCCTCATCGTGTCGTCATTCTTACGTGCAATATCATCACGCATGATATATCCAACAGAACCTGGATCTCTAGCAGCACGACTATATACCTGTTTCATATGAGTAAACGCTTTCTGAAGCGTATCAACCATACCAACGTTATACATATAACTTGCACGTCTAAGTGTTGCTGTATCTCCATGTAGCATTGCACCTGCAAAAGTAGCAATAGGACGTTCAATCATCAAAGCTAAGTTAGAAGCACCTGCTTTTAAAGGAGTACCAACTGAAGATAAAACAGAGTTATAGATATTTGACCACATACCTTGTGTCCAAGCTGAAGGCATATCAGGTCTAAAATCAATTAAAGCTTTTTTAAATACACCAGTTGTATTTCTGATGTAGTCATTCAAAGCAGATACCGTCGAAACCTTTCCATCTGTTACTTCATAAGCCAGCATTAAAGGTCCAAGTAAATCAGGACGTTCTGCTTTTACAGCTCTTAAGGTATCAATAGTTTGTTTTGACTCTTTTTGTATACGTGCTAAGGCTTTTAATGTATCATTTTTCTCATTTTTAATTGCAGCCAGGGCATCTTTACCCTTGATGTCATTTATATCTACACGTTTCCAAAGGTTTAGCATATTCAAAGCTCTACCTCTAGCGTAAGAAGTCGTACCTTTGATCTGCATTAAGTACTGAAGACGATCTAAGATCTGATCTTGAGCACGTTGTACAGTACCAACTTTGTCGGCATATAATCTTCCACCTTCTGCCATATCAGAAACTTGACCTGCTAAAGATGTACCTACATATGCTTGAGCACGGGCAATATCCATATTGATGAAATCATTAGAATATTTCTTAATTGCCTGCATTACACCAGCATAAGCTTCATCATTAAGTACTCTTGCTCCTGTACTTACATCTGCACCTGAGAATGATTTCATAAAGAATTTCATCTCATCTACATCTAATTTATATAGGTCAGCAGCTATATCTATACCAGCTTGTACAATCTCTTCGTGACTTAGGTATTTACCATTACTTGCTTTATATCCATACTTAGAATCTTTTAGTAGATCAGCAGCTTTAGTGATGAGTTTATGTCCAGCATCATTCCCATTCACAACATAATCCATTGCTCCTGGTGTCATTACTGAACCAACTCTTCCGTCAATCGTATCGACATTATTCATGATCTTAGCTTGATCAACAGAAGCTCCAAAGACTCCACTAGGATCACCAGTTCTTACACCTGATTCTCCGTAGTCAAAGGCATCATGTATACCGAGTGTTGGTTCTTTTAATGTGTCAACCTTGGAGAATTTATTTAGTTGCTCATTAGGCTCCCAGTAGATTTTTACTTGGTGTAGACGTTTACCTTTGCCAGCTAACTTACCACCAACATGCGTGAACCCACCATAACCTTGCTCCGTTAAAGTCTCTTTTAAAGTGCCAACTATATCTTGGAACTCACTTCTAGTTACATTCCAATCTTGAGAAGTATCTCTTAACTTATCTATTAAATTACCAAGAGTTAATTCCTCTTTGTCAAAATCTTTTACGAGTTCAACAGCTTCATCTATCCATGCATCTTCTCTATAAGCTGCAGCATTTTGAAGTAAGCCTAAAGTACCTTCGTCTAAAGGTTGATCTAAATCATAGAAGTTAACAGGTGCTCCCTCACTTACTTGATAAACAGTTTTAAGAGCATCAGGTCCAGCAGATTTAGCGTTTTTTTTTTGATACTTGTTAGCAGTTGTAAGATCATCTGTTGTGTATAAACCTTGTCCATATATCCCAGTATCACTAGAATATTGTCCAGCGTCGTTTAATTCAAATTCATCAGCTGCGCCATGATAGAACTCACCTTTACCTCTAGTATCAGGAAGTTCTGAATTAAGTTTATCTAGTTTGACTTCACCTACTTCAGTTAGTTGATCATAACGTCTCTTAGCTGATTGTAGTGTTGCGTTTTCAACTGGGTCTGTAGCAAGGTCTGGTTCTTGCATACTCTTTAAGATAGTAGCCGCCTTCTCATTCTCAGGAACCCATTGAGTAGCTTTATCAATTCCTTTTAAAGACTTAGTTAATTTACCTGCACCAACCAATACGTCAGCAGCAAATCCAACACCTAAACCTTCCATTATATTCTTCTTTCTTTTTATATCAGGTTCATCATCATCTAACGTTGCCCAATCATTTGATACCCAACCATATGTATTTGGCCAAGTCTGTTTCAACATGCCTAAAGCATTATGATCTCTCTCTTGTACAGGAGCTATAGCATCAGCTATTACACCTGAACCACCAGCTAAGCCAGTCTTTGCAAACCATCTAAAGAAGACATCATTACCTAGTTTCCAGTTTCTTGCTGCATGAGCTTTAGTTGCAACACCACCTAATCCTTTTGTTATGAAGATAGTAGGTACTACTACTGAAGATATTTCTCTGATGGATTGTGTTACTTCGTTTTCAAATTCAGGGATGTTTGGTAAGTCTAAAACTTCTCCTGGCATTACTGTGTTATATAAGCTAATACCCCAATCAAGCGTACCTGTTGGTATAGCTAAAGCAGCTTCTGCAGTAGTTTTTAGAGCGTTACCTTCTTCCTTTTCTTGTTGTGGAGCTTCTTCCGTAGAAGTAGCTTGTTGTTGAGGTTGTGATTCTTGAGTAGGCGTCTCCGTAGAAACTTCAGGAATAGGATCTTCAATAGTTGAAGCGTCTATTTGCCGTTGCATTTCATTGACATCATCTTCGTCAAATGAACCATACTCACTTAAATCAACCTCAAACGGTTGATCTTCCATTAGTTATTTCCTTATAGGACAGTGTGATATATCTCCTGTTTGCTTATATTGACTGAGTTGATAGTTACATATATCCTCGTCAGTAAGCTCAGGCGCATCTCCTAGGTATTGATTAATTACATCGTTTATAGCATTAGATGCCTCATCTTCTAATATCTGAGGAGTTTGGGTTAATGGCTCTACTAAAGATTCTTGTAAGACATTCCCAGCATCAATATTCATAGCATCACTTACACCGCTTTCGACTATCTGATTAATAGTATTAGCAAACTCTACTGTGTTTTCACCAAGCCAGTTATACCCTTCACCAAAGAAGTCTTTCATATTTATACCTGTCTGTATAAGTTCTCTACCTATATCTTTAGTACGAGTAATCATATGTAGTTTAAATTTTCCAGCTGCCTCACCTACTCTATCCCAGTTAACAGCTCCACTTGTAGAAGGTGGTATTGTGAGAGCACCTAAGTCCTCTTCAGTTAAACCATAGTTAAATGCTATAGAGGGGTTGGCTGTGAAAAATTCAGTAGAAGCTGCTATATCTCCATAATCGAAATTATTCTCTTCGGACCATTTAAATACTTCTTCTCCTAAACCATTAGGGAAAAGCTCTAGGTTTGGTAGTCCTTCTTTAGAGGCAATAAGTCCCCAGACGCGTGAACTAGAAGGGAATGTCTTATTCCATATAGTAACGTTATCTGCTTTAGAGGCATTGTTATCAAACTTCTCTATAGAAGGTGGCTTATTACCTAGCGTTGGTAAGCCATGTAGCTGTAAGACATCATTCATTATGTCAAACTTACTCCTCTTACCATCAGCGAGGTGGTTATATAGGGTATCTATTTCACCTGGGTAATCAAAAGAAGCAGGGTTAGCATTAGTCTTTAGGTAATCACCTAATGACGTTATTAGCTCCTCCTTATCAATAAGTTTGCCTATATTTTCTTTGGTTAAGATAGTCTCCTTATATTCGTCCAATACCTCTTTCTGTCTTTTAACCTCTGCGTTGTGCAGTTTTAGACTCTTCTTAAGTTGTTTTTTAGTAAGAGTACCAGGGATATTAATGTAGCCGGTTTCATTGAAGTTTTTTCTAGAACTTGTATAAGTATCTAACCAACTTAACGTAGCTTGCCTAGCAAAATCAGCAGGGTTAGGGTGTTCGTTTGCTATAGCTGTAGCAAGGAATGCGTCAAACTTTGTTCTAGTGTAACGCTCCATAGGTTTAACTGTACGATTCTTTTTATCTATACCTCCTTGGTTAATTTTATAGGCTATAGCTGTGTTTATCTCTTCTATATATTCTTTAACTGGACCACCAGCTTGAGCATTAGTAAGTTGTGTAGCAAATTTTGAGAACCTTTCATCATTTTGAATTTGGCTACTGAATTTAGAAAGCTCCTTAAGAGTTAACGTACCGTTTCTCATTTTCTCTTCAGCTTGACCTAGCTCTATTAGGTAAGCGTCACCTTTAACAAAGTTACTTATATGCTTATCTATCATCGAAAATTCATAACCAGGATATTTCTTTTGCAGTTTGCTTTGCTCGCTCCTTAAGAATCGTATTACTTCCTTTTCATCCATATCCTTTGTTTGCCCTAAGACATCTTTTTGTGCCTTACTAGCTGCAGCCTTTTCTTTTGCTGTTTCAACCTTATCATTTTCTGTAACAGCTTCATCCAAAGCTTCCTGTAGCTTTAGATATCTAGTTGGCCATACCTTTTTAAGTGGCTTCATTTCACCTGTAGTAGGGTCTTTCACCAACTGTTCACCCATTGCATCTAGATCTGTTTGACCAAACTCTCCTGTATCCATCTGTCCTGTGATGACTTTTATGGTTTCATCTAAAGCTTGCTCATTAGTTAAAGCTTTCTTAGGGTTTTTAGGATCTACAGTTAGACGTATTGCTTGATATAAATCATTAAAAGAAGAACCTTCTTTAGCACTATGGTTAGCATCACGGAAAGTATCTTTAGCATCTTCTTTATCTTTAAATGATCTTTCAACAGCATCTATATTTTTATATTGCTGGTACAGTTCACTTTGACTTACTATAGCTGTCTCAAAAAAACCACCTTTCTCAGCTTTTATTTCAGCACTGACACCAGTTAAATTATTTAATTTTATATATTCCTTTCTTAATTCCTTCATTGCAACTTGCTTTTTTTGCAAGGTATTTGCCTTTTTAGGTGTGAACTCTTTTCCATTTAGGATTACTGTAAGTTCATCATTTTTTAACATCTCACCTTCAAGCCAGGCTTTATAGTTCTTACCTGCTACGACTGATCTACGTGCAGTGAATGTAAATAAAGCATCCCCTCCTAAACCTCGTATTTTTTTAGCTAAGTCATAGTCACCAGTTTCATCAAGTATTTCTCTAGCAGCATCTTGAGTTTGGGTTTTATGCTCATTTAACTGCTTTTTACCTTCTTCATACTCAGCTTTTTTTTCTGAAGTGATGGAGCTTATACCTTCATTTTCCATCCTCTCCATTTCATATTCATCAGCCAAGGCTAAAGCTTCTATATTTTCTTTTTCCTTTCGTTCTTCAGCTTTAGCTACTAACTCTTCAGATAGCTTTGTATTGAAGTTAGATGCAAGTTTTAATAGTCTATCTTGACTACTATCTTGATACTGAGTTTTCGTTTCTCTTCGTTGAGCTTTACGATTTATGTTGCCAAATTCATTGTCTGTGAATCTAGCCATTGATTCCTTAACGCTACTCATAGTTATGATTTATAGGTTGTTTTGGGTTTAAGACTTCTGTATTTGTCCTGCGCACTTAGGAAATTAGTTCCTAAACCTAAAGCTAGATTAATAGGTGAATCCTGTTCTATAAGTTCACTATCATGCAAGGTTGGTCTTGTACCAGGTATAGGTCTACCAGCAGCTTGTTTAACTTCATTAATATGGTTTTGACGTTTCATTGCTTCTAATCTCATCTCACTATCTAAAGTAGATGTAGCAAGTTGTCCAGAAAGCTTTGCACCTAAAGATGCCATCTTAAAACCATGTTCAAGGACAGCAGCTCTTGACTTACCACCTGAACGTCTACCAGTTTGCTCACCATGTTCTACAGACATCATCTTTGCATAACTAGCATAAGCTTGATTATTACTATCAGTAATTGCATTCCATGATGCTATTTGGTTCTTAGCTATTGTTTTCATAGCCTGAGCATGGAGAGTATCAGCAGCAGCATCAGTGTCTGCATTCTCACTTTGGAATACTATATTTGCATTATCAAAGTCAGTATTCCATTTGAAGATATCATCATGATGTTGATCTATAATATTTTGATTTTTTCTGGATACTTTCTCACGATTACCGAAGAAACCTAAACCTGTTTTAATTGCATCTAAGCCAAATTGTTGGGCTGAGACGTTCCAGGCATCACGTTTGTCAAAACTGTCTGATCCTGATTTTTTTGGAGGGCACATAATGGTATTTTACAAAATTCTAAAAATGGTAAATTATTGGGACCGAATGTGATCTCCCTTAGAAACTTAAATCCCAAAAATCTAAGGAGCTTTATATGTGTACCGTTTCGTTTATCAACAACATTCCAAATCAAATTATTTGGTCTACTGTTTACGTAACGTAGTTTATCTTTAGCAAATTGAAGTGGATACTCTTTAACAAGTGGTGAACATAACATCCATATTTTTCCATCTGTTGCAGTACCACCTATAGCGGCAGCCTTGCCGTTAGGGGTTTGCCAATAGCATGCATTCTCCGATATTAGAGATGACATGACTATAGACATAACAGAGTCATGACCATAGCCTTCCATACATTCTCGTTTATCAGCAAAGAGTAAATCAGAAGCCACTGATATAGCAGCTTCTGGGGTTAGTGGATAATAGTTTTTAGGTAGATTAAGCACTTCTATAAAATTTAGTGTTATAATCCCCTTCCCAATTCATCGAATGAAGAGTAGCAGGAGATGGGTGTGAAGCTTTAAGTTGTACAGTTAGATTGGTATTTCTTTCGTAAGCTGGAATTGTATGTATATATTCTGAAGCTATAGGTAAAGAGTTACTTGTATAATTACTCCACTCTACTGATTCAAAGGTATCACTATAATCAGCTCTTCCTTTACGCTTAAGTGTAGTTTCAATAGTACCTGTTTCTCCAAAGGTGAAATTGATTCTATGTACTACTAATGATGCTCTAGTATCAGAAACTGATTTATTACCAGCAGTCTTACTTGCAAAAATTGTAGGTATCTCAACTAACCAATCAAATACATAGCCTAATATTAAATCGGCTCCAGTCCAATCACCATCTACTTCTAAGTTACTACCGTTAACAGTAACCAAACCATAACGACCTAAGTCATTACCTGCATTATTATTATATACAGCTAGTTGTTTAGTGCTGTCATAGCCTGTAGGTTTAGGGAATACAGTTTTCTTAGTTGTAGAATTATAGGTATTAGAAGCTAAAGAACTAACTGTAGAGTGACAATCCAGATGAATACGATAAGTATCAATGCTAGTTGTATCATCCTGTTTTTTAACGTCTAACGCTTGTAAGGTATAGTTACTTCCATTCTTCAATACAGCATAATAGACATCATCTAAGATGACATGATACGTTAATGTACCTGGTAGTTCCCATCTAAACCAAGCTGATTGAATACGTTTTTCACCAGTATTATAATATCTATATCCCCAAAGTTCACTTTTATCTAAAGCTCCAAATAGAATCACACTATTCTCTCTAGATACAGTAGTAGTAGTGATTTCAATAGGAAGTTTTTTAGATACAATTTTACTTTGTTCTATTACTGTAGGTTCTCCTTCTCTTCCGACATTAGACATTTCAAAGAACCTAGCATTCTTACCTGTACTATTTAAAAAACCATTAGTCACTCCTAATGAGAATGGGTTAGTTTTATGATTGAAGTTATACGAGGATAAATAGTTTATCTTAGCTGTTGAAGGTGTTAAAGCATCACTATCAGTAGTCAACATGAATTGCTGATTAGAGCTATGTATTAATAAACCACTATTAACCTCTATCGCATCGTATAGAGTAGTTGGGTAGGTAGAGCTAGCTTGTAAATCTATAGGATCATCTCCACTTACTGCCATAGCAGTGGTAGACCAGAAATTAAAGAAGTCATTAGTTTGAGAAAGGATCACATTCTCTTCACTTAATATAGCTAATCTATTTCTAAAATATAAAAGTTTATTTATCTTATAATCAACAAAGGAAGGTTCAGGGTTAGTTATATCATCACCAACTGTTCTATCAATCCAAGTAGGTTTAGTTAGTTCAAATACACCATTAGAATAGGATTGACTAGTACCACCATTAATTGCATAAGTACCAGGGTCTACCCTAACAAGACTTACAGGCATGGTATCAGTATTAAGGCTGATTTCTATACCAGGAGCTGGGCATTCAATCCATACACCATTACCAAAGAAAGTACCAGATGCACTAGCAGATACATTATCAACTTGGAATTTTAGATAGTAATCATCTTCTTCTTCAGCACTATTAACAACTTTAACTACATAGTTATGTCTTCCTGATCTAGGTAATTCACCAGCACTATTAGCTTCTGATGTAGTTATACCCATCAATGCCTTTTCTGTAGTGGTTACGTTGAATGCTGTAGAACTTGTAAGATGTAAACAGTTACCTACAATAGTAGAAGTTATTCCAGTCCCACTGATTGCATCTAACGCTACCTTCATATCACCTAAAATCGCACCTGCTGTAGCTGCTTCTTCTGAATTAGAAGGTGTAGCAGGAGGACGTACTGCGGCTAAATTTGCTCTAGATGTTATAGAGGCATGACTCTCGATAGTGATAGTACCACCTGCACCTTTAGCAGTTACATAGTCATGGGTATCACCTGTATCCCAACCTTCTCCACCAAACTGTAGCCTTGCAAATGTTTGATAAGAGTCATCATAGTTAGGGTGATTACTTGTACTACCGCCACCTTCTGCTATAGGTGTACACCTTATATCTACTTCATATCTTAAGTTTGTCTTACCACTTACAGTACCTTGGTTAATTACTTCACGTGACATCAACTCACACTTACCATCGTTACTATAACCTGAAGCATTACTGGTTGTAATATCTTCGTCAATACTTATAGATGTAGCTCTTTTGGTAGTAGTTGTTGCTGTACTAGAGGGTTCATATATATCAAATGCATATTGCTTACCATACGAGACACTCTTTAATTCAATAATTGCCTCATGAACTTCTGCAGGTGATTTATCAGAAGTACCAGTTAACATTGATACTGTCTTAGTTCTATTAGTAAGGAATGTATTTTGATTAATCGTCAGTGATTGTATATCAGTGCTATCACTCCAACCTGTTAGATATGTACAAAGGTTAGTACCTGGTACAGAAGCATAATCTACAGGTATAACAGCACCATCACTAGTTCTCCATATCTGCACTACTCCTGTTGTACTTACATTACCTATATATTGATTATCTGAATCTTCATAAATATGAAACCAACTTAACGTACCACTAGTAGGGGTAATAGCAGATACTAATTTCCCGCCAGGTCTCTTTACTAAACCATGTGTAACGTCTGGAATACCATTCTTTAAGTCACTGACTTGTCCTGGTGATTTAAGCTCATCAGGTTGTTCAGATATACCTAGAATATAGTTTGGAACTTTCTGTGTTATACCTGCCATTATCTTGCTAATCCTATATAAGGTTTATAAGTATTGAATGATGACTCATGTGGATAACCTAAGTAGTTATGATCACCTTGATTACATTCATATTCCATACAGGCAGCTCTAGCATTCTGTTCTTGCTGACCTAACAGTTGAACCAATTGGGTATTGGCTACCATTTGAGTAGCAGCTCTACCAGCAGCTCTATAAGTAATCAGACGTTTAAATATAGAAGGTACATCATCAAATTCAAAAAGCCAAACTATATTTAGATAGTATGTCTGACCTACAGTAAATACATCTGTATGGCTTACCTTGTCATATAGACGACCATTTCTTTTTACTACGTCAGTGAATTTATCTTGTGCATCAGTAAAATCCATACGTAATGCATTGCTATCAAATGTTAAATATCCATTTGCATCAGCTACTTTATCTACATGATCTTCAGTATTAAAAGACCAACCTTCATTCTGGACATCTACATTACTTTCTTTAAGTAGGTTATATACAAAGGCTATCTCTGGATTTTGATAAGTAGATATATTATTTACTGTACTAACCGTACCTAGTGTTGTAACTGGGGATTGTCCAATCGCTCCCAGTATTGTATTCACTGCGGATAGTTCTGTATCGGGATCAATAGTTGAGGGAGTCGAAGTCATAAAGTTATATGAATAAAAAAAAGGGAGACCGAAGCCTCCCTCATGAACAATTAAAAAATATTAGTTACCAACCAGCTGTTCCACCAGTTAGAGGTGCAACACCAGCTACTAGTTCTACACAAGCAGCAGGGTTTAGGTAGTCTGCACCCATAGCCAAACGGCCAAGGATTACGTCACCCTGATAGACAACTGATACGTCGCCTGATGTTACTTGAACCTGTGGTCCGAGTGCTTCTACAACTGCAGCACCTTCTTTTTGGAAGATGACACCACAAGAGTTAGCAAACTTCTCATCAGTACCGTAGTTATTACGTGAACCATATGCAGTAGTTGTAACTGCTTCGTCGTCGAGCATATCTTCGCCAACGAATGTACCAAGGTTCCCAGGTGATGTTTCACCTACGTCCCCAGCACCAGCTGTTCCACCAAGTTGAGTACCGTATCTACCGAAGAATGGTACGTTCATTGACTTGTAGATCTTGATGCCTGCAATTTCAATGATGCCGTTACCAGACTGCAAAGCAGTACCTTGTACGTCACGGTTGATTAGACCATTACCAGATACGTTCTGGATAAGAGTGTAATACTGTCTTGGGTTAAGTACAGCTACACGTCCGTCTCCACTAATTCCTTTCTCGTCTAAACTCGCTGCAGCATCATAAAATGCATTCACAAGAGCTGTAGAGTCGTAAGCGTTATTAGCTTGAGCTGTAGTACCAACACGGATCTGTGATCCACCTGGTTCTACGAAACCTGTAGCAGATACAGGAGAAGCTGCACGAGCACCACGAACGATAGATCTAAAGATCTTACGGTCATATGTTTGTGCTAAAGCGTAGCCAATTTTTCTTGAGATTTCTCCACGTAGCTCATAGTGAGCAAGTGTCTCATCTAGTTCGTAAACGAATGCTGAACTAATTAATAGGTCATCACAAGTGATGGTCTTCTCTGCTACTGGAGGCGCATTGTCATCATTACCTAGTATTGATTGCCCTGGAATGTGATATTCAGCCTTCGTTCTACCTGTGTAGATAAACTGAAGGGACTTACCATTCTTTAGGGTTCTCTTGGTAACAAGGTCACGTGCTATTGCCTCATGTTGGAACCCTTTGAAGAGTTCACCAGAGAAAATTTTAAGATAAAGATCTCTGTTATTTGAAGCGTTGCCTGTCGCATTAGACCTACCTAAAAAGGTAGGAGTCGAATTGGCAACGTTAGTTTGTTGTGCCATTGTTATGGATAAAGTTTATATATACGTTCTTCAGCTGAAAATTTTTTGATCAATTTGTTGTGGTCTTTCCCACCGTCTAGACGGCTAATGGGTATCGGCGTACCGGCCAAAAGCCAAATTAGGAAGAGGTCCGACTCTGAGGTGTCTCTTCCCTTAGTTGCTGTTCATGATGTTGAACATGCGACCATTCTATATAAAGAATAAAGGATAGCAGTACGAAGACTACTACCCATAATTCGTTGAGTTTAGTAAGAGGGTTCGCCTTGCGGCTCTTCTTTTTCTTCTTCATCTACTCCAGGTGGTTGGTATTCACAAGGTGCAGTATCAACTATTTCTTGTTGAGGACTATACCAAGTAACTGAAGCTGAAGCTTTGGTACTTTGTTGTGCCATTTACTCCTCTTCTTTTTTCTCTTCTTTTTTTACTGGCTCATCAGGTGTTGGCCAGTGGCGTTTGCTTTGTTCAGCCATTAGAATTTGAATTTAGCACCTATCTTTGTACCGTATGCTGTATCAGCAGTCTCATCTGTAAGGAATGAGATCTCTCCATATACATCTAACTTCTCAGTAGCAGCGATGGATAGTCCACCTTTACCAGAGAAATCAGTTGTACCATCAGCTCCATCTGCAGCTGCGAAGGCAGGACCACCTTGGACATAGTATCCAAGTTGACCTACATCACCTTCATAACCTAGATGAAGATCTGTTGTTCTAGAGGTAAAGTCATTACCTGTATAAGATGCGTTTGACTCGGCATTTACATAGACGCCAGCCATTGCAGGAGTCGAAGCAAATGAGATTGTAGCTAGGGCTAGTGCAATTGATTTCATAATTTTAAATTAATTAGTTTTTGTGTAAACTACGCCGCGATAAACAAGTTTTACAGTCATTAGTGACTCCTTATTTACCAAGACCCCGTTCCATGCCTTGGTTTCATGCAAAGCAATCAAAGATTGCCCCGAACGGACGCGGTTACCTGTGGCTTCTTCTGGTTTCGACTACCGAGCCACCATGTTTTACCTATTTGGATAAGAGTTTTTTAATAGCTTTGTTCTTTTCTTCAGTCCTTTTACCTACTTTTGTATTTTTAGTAGCCCAATTTAAAAGAAAATTCGTTTGAACATCTTTGTTTTTATTCCTATTAGACATAGTTTTAAAATTGTAAGTCTTTAGATCGGTCTAGTTTTTGTATAACATCCTGTCTATAAGCAGGATCATTATCATATCTGCTATCATTCATAGCAGCTACGACTTCTTGCTGACTTCTATATACATCACCTGAAGTCCGAGGTGCTTTACCAGTTAACATTCTACCTTCGTATCCTTGTGCGTTATCATACTGAGATTTGATTCCATCTACTGCTAATTGAATAGCTTCAGCATTACCTGCTTCAACAATTCTATCGAAGGAAGACATCTTAGCTTCAGGTAAATTTTCAGTAGCCCAATTCAATACGTTGTCATAGGCTTTTTCACCACCTACTGAATCATGTATTGAAACAACCTGTGCATCAGTTATATCAGCTGTACCACCATCTGGTTTGTAGCCCTGTTCTATAGCTTTGGAATACATCTTTGTATATGTTTCTACTAATTCTTTACTATCCATCTCACTGAACTTAGCCATTGTTTCAGGAGAAACTTCGCCTCCTTTATCAAATTCTAAGGCTGCTGTAGTAAGAGCTTCGACTGCAGGAGTAACCTCCATAATCGGCTCTTCAGTTTCTTCAGTTTCAGTTGATGCTTCTTCTTCTCCCTCGCCTTTATCTTCTGACCCCATCTTCTTTTGGAGTTCAATATAAGCTTTCTCTAATTCTTGAGCATTCTCATATTTACCAGCGAGTAGTTGATTTTCTTGTTCTTGTAGTTGTTCGCCAACTTGCAGGGAATCCTGTTCTTCACTAGTTAGAGCATCTGCTGATGTCTGTTCAGTTGTGTTGTCAAACGTTAATGTCTCTGCCATTTATTGTTCGGGTGTAGGTGGTTCTTCAGGAGGTTGCTTACTTGGATCCATCATGGGAGAACTAGCTAGTTGACCTAGTTGATCTGTCATGGATTGGTTAGCTTGTGCCTCTTGTTGTTGTTGTGCTTCTTGTTGTAATTGTTGTTCTGATTTAACTAAGTTAAGAACATCTATTCCTTGGGCTGCTGCTAGTCGTTTGATGTATTCACTAGGATCAACAAACTTCATCAATGCCTCTGGTCCCATTGTTTGTGCAATGGTCCCTACAAATTGAGTAAGGCTTTCTCTATCTTGCCCTCTACCTAATGCGTTAACACCAGCTACGATCTGTGGTCTAACAATATCTTTAGGTATCTTAGGTAGTTGATTACTACGTTGAAGTATATGTAGTGTTCTGTCTAGATATGGAATAAGGAACTCAACTGTTAGCAGACTAAATAATCCACCAAGTTGTTGTTCTAATTCCAACTGAGTGAGGCGTACCTCTTCAGCTGTAGTGCGTTCACTTTGCCTGATATTCAGGATAAGGAAAGCATCACTAATTCTTCTTTCAATAGATTGAGCTTGTTCAGCGGCTGTTCTGAAATCAGCAGTCTTACCTACTTGTATAACAGCAACATCCTCTGGTCTGCCCTGTACGATTGCACCATTACCAGCTTCTGCAATAGTCTTTGGCTTAGTAGTAGAGCTAGGAGACACAAGGAAAATTACCTTACTGGCTGCACTTGCACCTTCCACGAGAGCTTGACTCAATCCTTCTAGTGATCTGATATCACCTAGGAATTCTTCGACCCTGCCACGACCATAGTCTTCTCCATCCACAGTATTAAATCTGAGGACAAGCCAGGGGCTAGTGTTTTTTGGAGCTGTACTCTTTGTGCCTTCAATGATTTTATCGAATGCTTCTTGATGCCAAGTCCAACGTCCACTTTTATCATCTATCTTGACGCAGGTATAAACTGCTACGTCTTTGTCATCAGTTCCATAGCCACCATTTGTTTCATCCACAACTGAATTGGGAGTAGTTTCTGGTAGACCTAATAACTTGCGACTAATTAGTTCCTTTGTAACGATCTCTATGACGTTCCCGTTTCCATCTCGATTAACTACGAAACGGTTGAGGGGATAATGCTTGAGACCATCTTTACCCATAAAAATTAAAGCATTTCCAGATACAACTAGATGTTTTAATGCTTGGTTAAGTACTACTCTATCGCTAGAAGCATTGACGTAATCCATAACCATCCTTTCCATTTTGGCAAAGGTTAGGTCTAGTTCACTTCTTACTTCAGCAGGTAGTTCTTCACCTAGCTTGTCATCTCTAATTTGTAGCTTAAAAAATGTTGTCTGTGGTGGTAGAAGCGCAAGACCAAGCTTGGCACTTAAATTTACTACCGCCTTAGCACCAACTGATTGCCAAGGTGTCCTTAGCGTTTTACGGTTGGTGTTTGTATCGTCTTTAACTAAATAAGGCAACGTAAGTTCTGAACATTCAACTGCTGTATCAAGGAACTGAGTACGATTTGAGGACAGTTGATTGTATCTTTCACGTGCTGTATTCATCCGCCTACAGGGGATAAAGTACTACCTATATTGATACCACCTTGGTTTTGGTTGGTATTACCTAGTGTATTAGATATAACATCTGTACCAGGAGCTTGCTTAGATCCTAAGGTCTTTGCACCTAGTCTTTTTCTAAGTAGTGCAGCTTTAGCGTTTGCATTTCTTTCTGCTTCACTTATGCCTTCGTCTTCTTTAATATTAAGGTCTTCTCCACCTACTGATTGTTTAACTTGCTTGGACATTAGTCCTCTAGCATGAGTGTCAGGTGGTTTTGGACCTCCTTTGTCTCCTCCTCCCAAGACTCTACCTACAAGCGCAGGTAGTATCATTGGTGCTAAGAATTTCAAAGCAGGTAAAAGGGCTGGTGGGCACATTAGATTTCGTCCTCCATAATTGAGTTGATATATTCGATTACGCTGGCTTGACCAGCGCGGTACATAATTGATTCGATTGACTCTTTTGGGTGAACGGGTTTCCAACCGAAGTTTGCCTGCAGCCTATCTATTAGCTTATCCAACCTTTCGTTGTGTAGCTTAAGAGTACTGAGGGAGATTTGTGTTTGCATGTTCAAAAAAGGCTAGTGCTCTAGCTCTCTTGGTCATAGAAAATTCAGGTGCTTTGCCTTCATACATAAGTCGATCGCTAGCATCAGTCCAAAATTTTCTGTTTAAATATTTAGAGGTAGTGTTAGTACCTAGTGGTTCCATTATCCAGTTAATAGTTGCCTTTCTAAGACGGTCCAAAGAAGGACTATAAGATAAATCCAACTCCCGACATACAAGGCTATGACTACTTACGTGAACAACTTCGTCTCTTGAGATATCTGCCGATACGGTCCTTAAACCAGCATCACCACAAAACCTAAAGAAAGGTAATATAACAAAGAAGATAGCTCGTTCACCCACAAGGGCTTTGAGTACTGTGTGATCAGGATGTTCAACCCAAGCATCTCTTAATTTAACTGCCTCCTCTTCAGCTTTTTTATTAACACCGATAGCGTCAGCACAGTAGCCTAATGCTAAATCATGTCTAGTTTCATCTTTTACATTATCTTCTAATAATGCTCTAGCGTTATCGGGAACGTCTTTTTTAAGTGCCTCTTTAATGAACTCACCAACTGGTAACTCCATATGGCGTATTGCGAGGGCACGTCTGATGGTTTCTTCACTTCCTTCTCTTAACTTTCCAGCAGTAGGTTTAACAGGACTCCATTTTCTCTTTTGAGAAAGTAATTTATCATAGGGGTTTTGTCTCATTATTCTTGACAATCGCAGGTTATTGGCTCCTTTGTTTTGAGTATATCCTGTAAGTAATCATCAACTTCAGATTCTTCTATAGCTGTATATACGCTAGTCTTATCTTGTGTATTAGGCATTACTTGCAGGGAGTAATATAAGGATGTTTGAGGGGACCGAAGCCACTCTTCCACGAATTCATTGTCGTATTCCACAACATCACTCCAAGAGTTAAAGCTGTAGCCATGAAGAAGCCCTGTTTTATTTAACATATACATCAGTTGATCAGCCACCTTCTTATAGGCATCCCAACCAACCTCACTAGCAATTTCCACATCACCATATTCAAAGGTTTGTATTCCTTCGGTATCACTATCTCTATCTACTGTTCTAGCAATAGGTGGTGCTATCTCTGGAGTAGATGTGAATCCATCTAATCCTTTTGTCTTATAGGAACATGAGGCAGTAGGAGCTATAGCAAAAGCTCTATCCATCTTATTTAAGCGAGCTATATCAGCAGCACCGTGGATAGCTAAGTAAAGTTCTTTAGCTGCAATACCAGCCTTACCTTGTACCCATTCCCCTTTATTTACTGTCTCTAGTGCATCACCAAAATCTTTATAGGTGATTCCATTTTGTCTCAGGAAATTAGCTAGTCCAAGAACCCCGAGTCCAACTTGCCTATCAACTTTCGGGGAGAGGTACTCTCCTGTATTATCCACGCCTGTTCTGCTATGAAGTTCGCACAAACTGGACATACCTTCACTGAAAGCGAGGCGCAATTGTCCAATTTTACAGGCACTGAGAGCGACATGCTGGAGCAAACACGTTCCTCGTGAGGGCAAGTAAACTTCGAGACAAACGTTTCCGTAGATTCTTTTTCCATCTTTAAATCTTATTTTGTTAAGCCAAATGTCTCCACTTCTAATCCCGTGGATGATGGCATCTCTGGTTTCATCTGTTGCAGATCTCCACTTTTCTTCATCAAGGTTGATGCACCGTTTAATCCAGGGAAGTTCAGCTCTAGGAGCGCGCACGAACTCAATAACATCGGCGTGGTCAATATCAAGATGGGCAACAACAGCACCCTTTTTGAACCTCTGACCACCTCTTCTAAGTATTTCATTTAAGGTTGAGTAAATTTTGGCAAATGAGACAGGTCCGCTGGCTGTAAGCCCTTGACCATTGTCTGTTCCTCTAGGACGGAGTTTAGATAGATGTATCGCGCATCCTGCTCCTAGACGAAGAGCGTGAGAGACGAATCTCCACGATTTTTCAATTCCGTCTGGACCCTCCATCGAGTCTTCTACAACGAAGACGGTACATGATACAGGTAGACGTGATTCTGGATTGTCAATCCAATTTTGAACTCTTCCAGTTCGAGCTACTAATTCTGACATTTAAACAAGGTGAGTTAAATTTGGTGGTTTGTAATTTTCGCCTTTAAGTACTTTTCCGTCTTCTCTGTAAATAGGCTTTCCATCCTCATCCAGTTTTGACATATTGCTTTGATGAATTAGACGTAAGGCTTCATCTAAATCCCATCCCATATTTATTGCATACTGAAAACATACATAAACAAGATCTCCTAATTCCTTTAATACATCAGCATGTAAATCAGGATTATTTCTATATAGTTGAGGTTCAACTTCTATGAATTCTTTAAATTCCTCTACGATCAGAGATTTCTGTAACATGCGTACTTCCGGACTCCGAGAATTTTGTGTCTGATACGCATTCCTGAACTCTTTTCCTTGTTCTGTATTCGATTTCATTTGATAGGTAGTGGATGGCTTTTGATAGATCCTCTATGTCGTCGTCTTTATGACCTGCACGACATATATATTTGACTACATTTCCAAGGTGGTAATTTAACCCTTGATCTCTAATGAAATCCCAGGGTTGAATATCTCCACGCTTGTAATGGTCTGGACCTTTAATTGTTGATTTCATAATCCTTTGAGGGTGTCCATAGGATTGGCTCTTGCTTTTCGTAATCCCAATCATCTGTAGTTAGGATTCTTGCAAGTCTTGCATTAGCTAGAGCTGTTACTTCTGTAAAATCTTTTTCTGCAAAAGCTTCACATACTGTTTTCCAACTCCAACCTTTTTCTTTAAATAAGGCAGTCGCTCTCTTCACTCCAATACCAGGTACTCCGGCATAACCATCTGTATTATCACCTGCCATTGTCTGTATTAGATGCCATTTAGCACCTTCTTCAGCAGTGATGAGTGTGGACTCTTCCATATTAAATAGTTGTCCAGGGATTTGTCTCATGTCCTTATCAGGACTACAAATTACATTCCCTGGATTCTTTGTTGCGTAAACTCCCATGCCATCATCGGCTTCGAGAGTAGGCATAATTATTACTTCATACTCAGTCTTGAGTTGATTAATAACTCGCTTGTAGGCGCAGGGTTTTTTACGATTTCTGTGACCTTTATAGTCAGGTTTGATTTTCTTCCTGAAATTAATACTGTCACTAAAGAACAGAATAATATCAGTACCATGTCCAAGCCTACTAGATATACGTTTAAGTTCGCGTTTAACACATCCGTAGGCTTCGGAGAATTTGCTAGTAACAACGATGACATCATCGCCGAAGTCGATCTCTGATTCTGCGGCAGCACAGCATTTATAAACAATGAAGTCTGCATCAATTAATAATTTCATAAGTTAGTGGACCTCAGCCCAATTCATCCCTGCCTTCGACTCTGCAGCGATGTTTACTCTAAGGTTGTAATATTCTCCTGCTTGTGCAGCAGATAATTCAAGTAAGAACTTGAGATCATCTACATCTTTTTCTTCACATTCAAATTGTAATTCATCATGAATGAATGCAAGTTGTTTAGCAGTAGGTGGTAAGTGTTCATGTGTGATAAGCATCCAACGCTTCGCCAAAACGGCTGAAGATCCTTGGATTAAATAGTTTAATGCTTTGTGTTGACTTTCGACGATGAGGGTTCTTCCGTCGATAGCCAAGATCTTGCCTGTAGTAGACCGCTCCTTAACAGCCGATAACAGCTCTGCCAATCCAGGGATGGCTTTGATGAAGGCGGCACGAACTTCCTTTCCCTTAGCTTTTGCTTTAGTTCTAGGTAGTTGCTTATCAACTGAGCATCCGATTTTTTCATCTCCAGCTCCATATAAAAATGCGTAGGTTACTGTCTTAACTTGTTTACGAGTGATCCCGATCTTGTCAGCGTTCGTCTGATGGATGTCTCCATTGAGAAGCACCTCTGCATATCTACCTCCGTCATATCTGCCGAGATAGTGAGCAAGCATCCGTAACTCCACACCGCTAAGATCAGCACCAACCATTCGTAGACCTGGACTAGCCAGGAATAATTTCCTGAATCTTTCATCACTAGGCGTCTGCCCTAAATTCGGCTTACGATGGGCACATCTAAATGTGTTCGTAGCTACTGAACAGTGATGATGAATTCGACTAGACGTCGTACATAGCTTGTTCCATGCGTTCACGCCTTCCGAGATCATCCCCAATTTCTTGGTAATATCTAGACATTTCAGAAACAACAGAGCTATCTCCGATCCAATATCCTTCAATACAATCTCGTCGATTACTGGCTTCTTTGTCTTGGAGCTTTTTAATTTGGGAATCCAGCCATAATGTGTCTGTAGAATCCATGCAATATGATCTCTTGATGTTGGGTTAAGTTCTTTTAGTCTTTGTAACTCTGAACCTTCGACATATCCGAGTGTCCTGTTATCTCGTTTAGGAGTGAACAACGATCCGCCAATGAGAGGGTGTTTGTCTCGAAGTATTTTAGTAAGGTGTTCCAGTTCTCCTCTGAGAGTTTGTTCAAGTTCCCATGAAGATTTTTCATCAAAGTACCATCCATGAATTTCCTGTTGTGTAAGTATGTTTGCGACTGAATGCTCTAAAGCAAGCCAGTCAGATAGGGGTGAAAGTGGTCGCATAATTTTGTTGTTACGGCTACATCTTGTGCGCAATATCTCTCCATCTCAGGAGACCATTCTTGCCAATCAGTTGTTTTTCCAAACGCACCTTTGTATTCGTTGAGGCGATGACCCCATGCCTCTAAGCTATGACGACCAAGTAATTGGAGAGGCATATGCTTTAGCAAACCTCTATCATTTCTTTTGTAATCTATTTCTAAAAGGTTTGGATGAAAAAGACGTGATAAAAGCAGAGTGTCAACAACAACAGCACTGGTAGAGAAAAAATGGTAGATCCCACGAATAGCTGGTAAATCAAAACCGATAATGTTGTGCCCGACAATAAAATCTGCACAAGCCAAGCGGGATAACCCCTCAGTGATTGAATACTTGTTATCACCACGTTCGTCATTAAATGTTTCAATTGCATCTGTTTCAGATTCATATATACAAAGACAATGGACTCGTGTTAGATCACGTAGTAATCCATTTGTCTCAAGGTCAAATACGGCGATCATTTCTCCAAGTGAATGTCTTATCAACAAACTTGGATCTTTCGATTGCTTCTTTTGTTGGTGGGTGAGGTTTATTTATATTCTTTTGCCAATGTGGCACGAATTTTTTCTGTTGTTCTTCGTATTCGTACCACGGATGTTCGTATTGTTCAAAAATCTGTGGACGGGTTGAACTCTTCTTCAGCTTCATGTTCTTCAAAGCGGCATGTGGATAGGTTGTATGAAAGGTGTGAACAGACTCCTACTTCGCCTGAGTAGCGATTCTTGAGGAGTCGTACTGTCGTATTACTTTGTTCTTTATCGGATTGCTGGTCGCGTTCTAAGGCAATGACGTTATCACTTAGTTGGCTTATACTCGCCGATCCCCTAAGTTGTCCTAGGGTTACACGTGCTCCTTCTTCATGGTTCTTATCTTGCTGAGTTCGTCTTAAATGACTCACTAGAAATAGACTTATACCAGTACGTTCTACTAATGACCTTAACTTTGTCATGGTGGTATCTATCATGCGTCGTTCCTCACCATCAAGACCACTAAGTAGTATTGATAAATGATCTAGGAATACAACACGACACTCCAATCCACAGGCAAGGTATTCAATCCGATTAAATATGACATCAGGATCAAAAGAGCCGAAGCCATCGAACAAATAAAGATTCCAATTAGCAAGACTCTGTTTATACGCTTCTGTAAGTTCTTCTCTATCATGTTCTCCAAGGTGTAAAGGTTTCGCTAACTTGGAAGACATCAAGCCTAGTGCTGTTCTTCTATTTGATTCTTCAAGTGCCAAGTAGCCGACCCGTTCTCCCCTTTCGAGAAGGTGAGTTGCAAGCTCCCTGCAGAAGGAAGATTTTCCAGTACCAGTACCCGCAGTAATTGTCGTAAGCTCTCCGTATCTGATCCCGTGTGTTTTAGTCTGTAGTCCAATAAATGGGTACTCATGATTGCAAGGTGGTTCAGGTGTAGTAACTATGTCTAAAAGATCTTTTGCATCTACTATCCCATCAGGTTGATATGGCTTTGCATCCCATATAGCTCTTCTTATCGCCTCCGAATCATCGGCTTGTAGCGCATCCGAGGCATCCTTATACGACTCAAGCCTCGCGATCTTAACCTTCCCTGGTGGTAATATACCTGCAACCGCCTCCGTTGCTTTTCTTCCTGCCTCATCGCCATCAAAGAACAATACAATCTCTTGATATCCTTGAAATAAGGGAATCTGTTTTTGTATATCCTTCTTGGCTGACGCGGCTCCGTGAGGTAGTGAGACCATTGGCCACCCAGGCATCGCTTCATAACACGAAGCAGCATCTAGCTCACCCTCAGTAACAACAATACGTTTACCAGTAATAGGGAAGAGATGCTGACCAAATAAGGTGTCAGTGGAAATTCCTTCATAATAAAAATCCTTTTGCTTTGTTTTTACTTTTGCTCCTTGAAGTACTCCGTCGCTCGTGAAATAATGGAAGCGTAGAAGTTCATCTTCTCGGAGTATTTTGTAGAATTGATTTGTTTTTTCTGATATACCTCGACGTTGCAGCCTTTGAGCTGATCCTCTGATTTGTACATCTGATTTCATTTGATGAGTGTGCTGTTTTTCTCCATCCGCAGGAGTATGCGTTTCACATGCAAAGCAATACATATGCCCATCTGTATACAAAGAATTTGCATCAGATGAGCCGCATGTATCGCAAGGCAAATGTCTTTCGAACTCGCTTTCTATATCAGCCATTCGAGTGGTATTTTTTGCCATGTTGTCCAAGGTATTTTGTGTCGTTCACACCATTGCGCGTACGTTGTCTTAGACTTCTTTGAAATTGTGTTGTAAGGAGATTGAAAAACCATCCTTAAATCTATGTCTGGATTATCTCGCTTGACTGCCAATACCTTACGCCGATCTGCTGAGTCCCAATATCCTTTTGCTTCCAAGTAGACATGATTAGGGAGAACAAAATCGGGAGTGTAATTATGGCTGATAGTATAAGCGAGTTTCTCTGACTCGTATTCATAAGAGATACCTAGTTCTGTTAGTAAATCTGCAATTTGTTTTTCTAACCCAGACCTAAACTTATTATTCTTACTATCTTTTAGTTTCTTATAAGCTTTCTTAGCCCAAGCAAGTGATGCTTTAGAAGTCGTCATCACTTAAGGGTGCTACAGGTACAGGGTTAGGTGCTTCAGTTTTATAACCTTTACATTTACCAAATAATTCAGCAGCAGATGTTTCATCTAAATCTCCTGAATCAACACCAGCTGATCCTTTAACGGAAACAACTTGTAGACCTGATATCTTTAACGAAGTTCCATAGGTAACATTATCTTTAAGTAGATAAGGTTTCTGTACAAAACCAATCTTAACTAACGATCCTTCATATATAGGTGTATTAGTATCACTGATGGGAGTCCCCTCTGTGTCTACGATTGGAGGCTTCTTCTCTTCAGACCAAGAGAACTTAATCATATATTTCCCTTCAGCTATCTCTTCCCAAGGTTCAGGACGTAAGACACATCTATTCTTAGGCTTAGTCAACTTAGACTCAGCCCATTTAAGACATTCGACTCTCTCCTCTTCAAGGGCATCTATCAAGTCTTGTCCGACTTCAGCTCGTAAGCTATAGCCGTATTGACTTGGCTTCATTACAGCCTGATAGCCAATAAGGGTTACAGGTTCTTTAGTGGTGTGGATGTTTCTCATTAACAAAAAAAGTATGTTGATTCAATTACTTCAGACGGTTTAAGGTCTCCAATAATCGGTGGTTCAGACTCAGCTCCAATCTGTTTAGCAAAGTCTGTTAAATAATCGTGCTCGGCAAAGAGATGCATATAGGTCTCTCGTACCAAAGTGGACAGGTTACTCATGTCAGTAGATCGACACAATACGGAATCATGTATTAGTGCAATTGGTGCGTCGAATCTCAAGGCTGAGAGACAAAGCAAAGTTGCATCTAATGAATGAATTAAATTCGGTGCGGTAGCAGCTTTATGTCTGTTCTTATCAACTTCATCAGTGTCACCAGTAGCAACACGCATATTGCATTGACCTAAAACTTGGAGAGTTACACGTTCCCATTGGGTCTTCATGAGTTTTTGTGTGACAACAAACCCAGAAGGTGTAACCCATTTCAATTCTGTAACGCCACGTTTAATAGCTTTTGAAACCTCATCTTCTATCCATTTCATAACCCTCATGGCTCCAGGTACGACAACATTCATTGCATCCCTAACAGCTCTGACGGTTTGAGTTAACTCTTCCTTATCAATCTCTATATGCTTTTCTCTTAAAGCATCTCGTATGTATGATCTATTAGAAAAAGGTTTAGCATTGTAAGGTATAGTCATGACGGTTCTTTTGGTACACTTACGATCCCAGTTAGAACGTAGCCTTTCAGGTATATTTGACTTTGATGTTTCAGCTACTACTTTATAAACATCTTGTGGTTTACTTGAAGGTATTACATTAACCATTTCAGCTGTTGATTTACACTTAGTGAGACCAGCGATAATCTGTACCCCGCTACAAGTGGCATCAATTGCAATAGGTTGACCAGTACTTAGCCGATCTCTCTTAATAATGCAGTGGTAGAACTCATCACATGCAGCTAAAAATTGCCAAGGTTCTTCAGCTACTTCCCATTCGGAAAGATAACCCAAAGGATCTTCAGCTATTTGAGTAATTAACCATTCATTCTTGTATGTCCAATGCAAACGATCAGACATAGTTTCCTTATCTAATCCATATGTTGTAGCAACCTGGAATCTCAACCATCTCTCTGCTTCATCATCTACAAAAGATTCATCAGCAAATCTCAAGAGACTCTTTCCAAAGTCTGTGTCTTGAGGTGTGAGAAAGGCTGGTACAGGATATATACGTCCGCGGTAATCAAATGACCAAGGTATATAGAACTTCTCTTTATCCTTAAAGCGTTCTACTGCCTCCATAGTCATCCTTGTACGACAAGAACGTTTAAATTCTTGTGCGTTCTTATTCATTACCTCTGCTGTTCTTCTCCTATAATCCTTTCTTGATTCATAGTTATCAGCTATATCAACAGGTTTAGGTGGTAAGTCATGGTTAACAATTGGGAGAAACTTGCCTACACTTATTTGTTTTTCTTGCAGCTGTTCAGCTACATCAACAATGAACGGATTTAATGTGTAAGCAACCTTCTGAATCTTGTTCAGGAAAGCGATTGGGGTTTCTCCCTGTATACATGACGACTCGCTCCGACGAACCATATCATGACCACGCATTATCTCATTAAGTAAGTAACCACCTGGCTTTTCATTGCTCCAGTCATTAGGTTCAATGAGCATTGGCCAAGCTATTGGACTAAAGAGTTCAGCGTTATACATAACCTGATCTTTAATCTTTAAAAACTCAGGTGTAGGTACGACATAATTCATACGCTTGCGTCCTTCTTGCTTCATATCTTTTGCAAACCAGTGGCTTGCATCTAATACGCAATCAAGTAACCAACTACCTAATCGGACGCGGTTAGCACGTCCCCATGCTTCCCATTTCTTTACTTCATAACGATTCATCAAGGTACTAATAACCCTGACTTTCTGTTCAGTTCCTATTGATCTATGCCAATAATTTTTCTTTAAAGTGTCTAATAAGCCAGGAGCATGTGTCTCGTAATGACGCATTTGGCACTCAGCTTCTACAGCCTTGCCAATAGAATCACATACATTAACTAATTGATTACAGCCTTCTTTAAACCCAAATACTCTGTCAATTGTAATCTTACAAGTAATAGCAGCAGCAGCTAAAGGTTCTAAATCTGCTAAGTATTTAGCTATTTCTTTGAAAGATCTTCCTGTATGACCTTCATGTATTCGAGTATTTGTCTTCTTAATCTTTTCAACAACTAAAGGTAAAAGAGCGTCAATTGTTGTAACTCCATAGACAGAAGCTGATGCATAGGTCTTCTCTTCTAAGTTACGTGTGCTCGCTCTTAATCTCTTTAATCCTTGTCTTATTTGATCTCTTTCTAATTCAACTTGTGCATCAATTTGAGCAGGTGTTGCCATGGATGATGAGTGTGGAAAGTGTTCACAGGATTTGTTTCACTAGATATCCCGTAGTGTACAAGTCTATAAAAGAAGATAGGCCAAGGCTTTAACCCTGACCTATCCACGTATGCATTAATCTAATAGCTTGTTTTTAAGTCCTGTGTGTCTACCAATTCCACCACACTCGCAAGGGATCTCAGCGATTCCATCTTAGCAAAAGCAGGTTTCAGGTACACACACATGGCTATTTCAGGACTTACTAGACGCACCTAGACGGCTGTCTGAGTAGTAGATAATGCTTGTAATTGATATGCAGATTGGAACCTAGCCAAGGCATCAGCCTTTGCTTTATCGGTAGCTCTTGCATATCTAAGAGTTACTGTTGGTGATGAATGTCCAGCTAGTTCTTGTACAACAACAAGTGGAACATTTGCTTCTATTAATCCAGTACAGAATGAGTGACGGATTTGTTTGAATGGGTATTCCTTTTCAGGTAATGCATAATCACGTACACGTTCGAAGATATATCGAACAGAAAAACGTGATACCCAATCTTCTCCAAAAACTAATGCATCCCGTGGCATATCACGGCAACGCTCTTGAAGGATTGGCAGCAATGCATCCATGATTGGTGCTTGCCGTGCGTCCTTACCTTTAGTTTCAAAACCTTTACGTCCACCAATAAGAATTAGCTTCCGATCAAAGTCAACATCTCCTACTCTTAACTGGAGTAATTCATTTTGCCGTGTACCTGTCCAGGCAGCTGCAGTAATGAGATCAGCTAAGTCATGTCTATTGAAATCAACACGCGCTGCACGTACTAAGAGATCAATCTCTTGCATCGTGAATACACGTACTTGTTGCTTTCCTTCTTTTAACCTCAATCCTTTAAAGGACATTGGTTGATTAATTTGACCACAGTCGTGGCAGTAATTTAAAACAGTTGAGATGGCAGACAAAATACGATTAATAGTTGCATTAGATCGACCAGTCTTTGTCATCTTGGATACGAGATCACGCATTAATGCACGATCTATGTTTTGTACTGGGTAAGACCCATAGAGTTTGATGAAGTGATTACAGTTATGTCCTGCTGTTTCAGCTCCTCCTCCATGTATCCACTCAGGTTTGTTATCGAATGTGTATTTAACACATTGTCCGAACTTTCTAAGTTTTGGCATAAAGAATAGTTTTTAGTTTCTCTATAAATGCTTCACCTTTAGGTGTAAGTCTTAGTACTAACCTTCTTCCGTTAGCAGGATCAGCCTCCTTAATAATTAAGCCCAATCCACTTTTGCCAAGGCGATGTCTCTTTGTTAACCAGTCCGTGTTGCGACTTCCACTAGCAGATGAGAAGTTTAAAGCTTCTTCTATTGCTTGTTTATTACATCCCTCATGTGAGGCTATATAAAAGAATGTCGCTATTACTTGTGCTGGTACTTCCCAATCAAGAAACCGTATCTCCCTCATCATTTCGAAGAGAAGGAGTGCCTTCTTGTCTGTTATCGGTTGCTTGAATGGGTCCATCTCCCTTTACTTTAGTGGTTGAGCCTGGACACTGATATTCTATACGCAGGTTTCCTAAGTGGATAGAAATGTCACAGAAGGACTTATCATCCATCCCTACGTAGAGATCACCCACTGATACTAGCTCCATTGGATATTGTTGTAATGTAGCATAATAGTTATGTCATACATGAGAGATATTACCCAAATCGTAGGTATCCTCTAGTACCTGTTGATACATTATTTCAATCAACTCATCCTTATGTGGATGGGATTCTACTTGTGATACAAGTTGCTGCAACGAGTGTTGCTCAGCCTTTGATGAGTGTGCTGTTTTATTTGAATAATTCATTGGGGTTGATGTGGTGGATTGCGTCGTCTGTCAAAACTGTGAACTCTTGCTCGCCAGCCATGAGTTCCTTGACCTTGTTCTTTGCTGCATGTACTCGCTTATATGCATGCTCCTTGACCTTGTTCTTGTTGGTTATTTCTCTGATGACACAGTGGTAAGACCTCTTGATCTCCCACATGTCCTTCATTTCCATTAAGAAATCAAAAGGTAAAGACTCATACTTAGAAGCAGGTATTGATGCATAGTCCTTCCATCTATTCGGGAAGTAATTCTTTTTCGTCATTAGTAGGTTCAATGTCTATGCATTCCCATTCGGAATCTTTCAGTTGTTCAGCCTTGATTGCTGCTTCATGGTGTCCTTCAGCTAGTAAATACTTATTGAAGTAAACATCACTATCAGCAAACTTGTATGTCACCTTGTAGTGAATAAGTTTAGACATTTAGCCTCGTAGGTTTTTAAGTAGCTGTTTCGTTTTGGCCTTAGCTTGCCGTATCTTTTGAGGATTTCTCCTGCTTTTGTCTTTGCGCTGAACGTCCGCGTTTGCGAACTTCAGATATCTTGAGCTTTCCACTTTCAATCTTATTTAATAGTTCCTGATACTTATCTACCCACGTGTGTTCTCGATAGTTGTGGATAAATGCAAGTATGGAGTTTTGAATAAGTAACTCATCGGTTACATTCTCCACGTCCATGTGTTTAATAGCCTCCAAAGATAGGGTAAGTAAGGGATAGTGCGCTGGGCACTGTGAGTCCCTAGTCCAGCCCTGCTGAAAGGGCTAGATTAGAGAGTCAGACTTGATGAGTGTGTGTCCTTGATATAAACAATGAGAGGTTGAACCCCTCAGAAAAGTATCAACAATGTGATACTTAGTTGAGAGAATCATGTAGTCACGCGTGCGTATGCCTCACGTATGTAGACATATGCATTGCCTGCGTCCTTGAGTAATTCCTGTATCTCATAGGCATGCACGTCCCATCTGTTACGTGCGTCCTTGATATAAGAATCAAAAGAAATAATCTCAGCAGTAGGCTTGGTTAGTTCGCGTGTGCGTCCTTGCGCAACAGGTACGAGCACAGGTGCAGCCTTGAGTACAGGTGTACTGATAGACTTACGCTTGCGTGCACGTCGTGCTGGCTTAGGTGCGGTTACTGTCATTTGCTTACATGTGAACAACAGAAGGAAGAATCCTTCAGCCTGCCTTATATGTATACCGTAGTGTACACATAAAGCAAGGGGAAAGAATCAGAAGTTTGAACAGAAGAATACATAATCTTGAAGACCTCGCTTCACAGCAAAGTAATCATGACTAAGCTCATTAGTCCAGACAGTTTCCCAGTCAATGTGAGATTGTATAAACATTGGTAGCTTAGATTCCAGTAAGTAACCGCAATCATCAGCCATTTGTTCAGCAAACTCAGCACCTGTTTCATACTGTCCTTGATAAGATTCTTCGAACTGTTCAACTGTATCTATTCCATAGTCCATGAGTTCACTAACAAACTCAGTGGATAATGTATCTATATATCCAAGAGAATTAATACTATCAGTAAGAATTTCTAGTGGAGATAAGAGAGTAGTTGATGACATGTTTGAATGATAGATACTCTCAGTGAGTATCAACGATCCTTGCGGGAATTGAACCCGCATTACTAGCGTGACAGGCTAGAGTCTTAACCGTTAGACCAAAGGATCAGAGAAGGACTTGCGTCCTTGTTGTTTATACAAATGATGGGAGTTGTGGTTCCTTATTTATTGTGTAATAGTGTTGATTCATACCATCAAAATTCCAGATAAGTTTTGTCCTATCTGCATGCACGCAATTGTGATTAACCCAACGACCTAATGAGATATCAGGATTAAATAATACATTTGCTATTGCACGTTTACTAACATTCGCATACTCATATATAGACCCATCCTTGAAAGAAGCAATTACTTTCTTGGTTAATAGATCCACACTAAGTGCACTGATTGCAGTAGAATTTCGTGTTGGTACATCAATGAACATGTTGAACATAAAATAAATAATCTAAATAAATGGGATACATAATCCCAATAGCAGAAGGAGGAGTTGCACCTCCTTGTTGCGCTTTTACGCAGCTACTTGTTGTAATTCAGTTGGGTCTATCTGGTTGCGAAGATCTTCTAAAGCACCCTGTAATTCATCAAGAATTGGATGCTTTTCTGTGATCTCTAACCATTCATCCTCATCAACTTGATCAAGAAATCTTTCATAGTATTTGTTAACTGTTTTAGTTAATCTTAATACCTCAGTAATTTCTTCCATCGCATCAATGCGTTGAGATAGATTCTCAAACTGTGGTGAATTAGCAAACATGAACTTAATAAATAGTTGGACAGTTTGCATCAAACGATGCAATGAAAGAGTGAGGGTTTGACCCTCAGCATCTAGCTAAACTTGATACTCTTCCCAGTACTCTTGAACAGTTTCTTGATCACTAATACTTTCAATTAATTCCTCTACGTATACGTGAGATCCAAAGCCTGAAGATGATGGCCAATTCTTGGCAGCTTGATTCTCAAGCATCATCATTACAGCTGGATCTTTGGCAGCATTTTGATTAACTAATACTGCTTCGTTGAACATAGGAAATAATTCTTTTTGCATAAGAAATAAAATATATACAGACAGGCATGGTCAAGATTCGAACTTGAAGAGTGTTCTCTGTTCCAGGAGTCATGCCTTTTGTTCATGTCACATGTGCCAATCCTGCCGATTGGCTAGCCTCCAGCTCTCTTCATACGCTGCTGGATCAGCGGAGTTAACTCTTTTCGGCAGTTAACGGAACCGTCTATGAATCTCCTCTACAGGCAGATTGTTTGTTTGTCTGGCAAATAGTGGCCAGGTCACTTGAATCTTAATTATAGCATGACTTATTCCGTAGTGGATGTATCACTGTGAACATAGCTAGTCATAGCAAGGATAGTGCCAGTCGAGAAAGCTACACACTGCACCTAACATCCTAGTCATAGCATGGTATAAGCAGATTGTCTTGGTTTGCTAACATGAAATCGCGACAGATCGCGCGAGATAGAGAGCGAGACGCGTGCGACTCACTTGAGATTGGCTGAAATCCTGGGGAAATATCTAATTAATCAATGAATTGCACAAGATTATCTATCTAGTGCCTTGTTTTGAGGGGTGCCAAGGGGTTATTTGTGTCCGTGTGCACTCGTTACAAGGCTTCAGAAAATTATGTCAAAAATCTAAGCCATATACTTCTCACTAGCTTCATAGACCAAAGGGAAAGCTTCTTTTATTAGCATTTTAATTTGTTTAGCTATAGTTCTATGCTCATACTGTGTATCAGAACCACATCTCAACTGACAATAATGAATCCAAGATCTCAAGGTTCCATTCATATACAATCTCGAAGGGATAGCAAGAGGTAAGACTTCTCTAGCACATTCTTTAGCAATACCAGCGTCCAACATCTGTGTATAAAGAGCCATACCTTTAGCATAATGTTCATTAATCCATTTCAACCAAAGTTGTTGATCACAGTGGTTAATATCATCAATACTATTTTGTTTATTACCTGTATCTTGTCTACGTAAAGCAGGCATAACAGGATTACCCAAATTATGAACATCAGAGTACCGTTGAGAGAACTCTTGAAAAGAGAAAGACCTATGTCTAAGTAACTGTGCAGCTATAGACCTAGTAGTATTAATTTCCACACACATATTAACCATTTCAAAGGGAGACCAATGTTTATGTTTAATAAGGTAAGAGATAAGTGACTTACTACATTTTTCTTTATTTTGGTTAGTAGGATTAGAGACCCTAGCCATATAAGCAACTAGTTGATCACCATCAGTAGTAGCATGAAGGAGTGAAGCAGAATGAATCATAATAGAGACACCTTAAGAGCTTCAGCTAAATATCTATAACTAGTAGCTACGTAAACTTGTCCAAGGACTACAGCGAGAGTAGCTAAGGACCAAAAGGTATAATACCAATGAGATTTAATTTGTTTAGGTTGGTGGGGAGTAGTCATATATAATATATATAATACGTATAATACGTATAATACGTATACAGTTCGTTTGGGGATGGGTTAAGGGGTTAGTTAAAGAAGAAGTAAACCTACAATTCTAAGTTCTCTTTAACGTATGGTATAGGTATTATCTGATGAACCAACTTCATCTATATAATAGATATACCGTTCTTTAAGGGATGGGTTAGAGATTTGTCTATTTGTCTCCACTTCTAAGTTCTTCTCAACGAAGTACTTCAGGATTCACCCTTCGCAAGCTCAGAGTATAAGTAAAGGGAGATTATTTGTCTCCCTTCACAAGGGGAGGTCCACCCTTCCTTCCCCTGTATACATGACGACTCGCTCTAAAGCCAGTGATAGTCTTGGATTAGAGCGTATACTAAATCCAAGTAGAATGGGGTTTATTATCTTCCAAACTTCTAGCTTTATCTCTTTGATCTTTAGACATACCAAAGACCAGATGGTTAGCTGAAGCTTGAGGTCTATCTAGGTAGTCTTCAAGGATAGAGGTAAACTCTTCTAATCTACGTGTAGCTATTTGTCTTTCTGCTGAGATGGATAGAGCATCAGTGAAATACTTGACACCTTGTGCCAAACAATCCAATCTGTCATCATGTCGTACAGCGAACTTTTCTCTACACATCCTAGACATCTGATAGAAAAGCATATAGAGAAGACGTTGTTCAGGAGGTGCCTCTTTATTAGATGAATAGTCCCATTCAATAACAGAACGGTTACAAATAAGGCGATGTTGATTAAGAACAGGCTCAAGAGAATCAATGATTCTGTCTTCTTTACGAACGTTTGCGCGTGTTTCTTCAATATGTATAGCTTGTTTAGTATTTTGGAGATGTTTTTTAAATAATTCAGCTACTATGCCATCACCAAAGTTAGATTCAATAAGGAGAGTTGAGGTATTATATTTTTTACAACCTTGAAGGATATCTAACAGAGTTGAGTCTGTGTATCCGTCTCTGTACGCACGCATTTCATGCAAATAGATGAATCCGTTTCGTTGGGATAAGTAAGCTGCTGTCGTCTCATCTGTACCTCTACCCGACGGGTCCACACTGCAAATTGTTTCGGAGTAATCATCCCATTCTCCAACAAGTTGCATTGGTGAATAAAAATAATCTCCTGGGAGACCGACTGTGGGAAGATCTTTAATAACGTTTGCTGGGTCTGAGCACCATACGCAAGACTCGGGAGCCTTAGTAGGATTGACGCTAGTGACAACCAAATCAGACATCTTAAGAGGAAATTTCTCTGCATCACTTAAAGAGGTATCAAGCATAAATTGCAACATGAAGTTGCTACGACCCATTGAGGCTTCACGTTGAAGTAAGTCTTCGTTATCAAATCTGTCTGGGTCTGTACAATCCCAAGGTTCAACACCTTGATCTATATCTTCTTGAAGTTGAGGAGCTATTTGTCCTTCATAGCTGGCAAGTTTTCTTGGATATCTAGCTGGCCAAACAAATGGACGATACGACCGCTCTGCAAGCTTATTGTAAACAGTAAAACAACTCTGAGGAGTCCCGAGATAGCAAATACGGCTATCATCTTTCGGGGTAAGAATGGATTCTGCTTCTGTGCAAAGTTGAAGAAGTTTTTCACGCATCATCTCCGTCATAGAATTTCCTGGTACTTCTATGTCGTCTAGGACCATTAGATCTGCCCGTGATCCAGTTAGCTGACCAGTAATACCCACGCTCTTCACTGAAGGTGCTTGATGCGGACTGCAATTTACGTCGAATGAAATCCTTGACCATCTGGAGTCGTCTGATTTGGGTTGTAAGTGGGTTAACCATGGAGTTTCAATTATTAGTTTTTGTAAAAAGATGGACATGTTATCTGCGCGTTCTTTAGAAGCGGAGATGATCATTATTTTCTTTTCAGGGTCTTTGAATAATGTCCATAAGACAAAAGCACCAGTAATCCAAGATTTTCCAACACCACGGAAAGCCTGGATTTGTAGACGTTTAGGTCCATATTGTATGTAGTCTGCAATTGAGAATTGTGCTCGTGTAGGAGGAGGTAGGTCTAACTGTTGCCATAAAGCAGCCAGAAAGACCTTGAAGTCGTCCTGTAGAGCGGTTAAAGCATCGCTCATGTGGGTTTATATGTTTTATACTTTTAAAGCCTTTACAGCTCCTTTAAGTTTCGTCTTTTTCTTAGTTCTATTAGGTATATCTAATCGAGAAATATCTATACCTGTATTAGTGAAATCTAAAGCAGCTGAAGCTCCATCACCTATAACAGGAATCCAACCAATAGCACCACTTAAAGCAGCGATACCAGCTTGATCAAGTTTGCCTTGACGTAGATAATCCCAAGATTCTTTACCACTTAGAAGTATGTCTAATCCAGGTATTAGTTTTAGAGCTGATTTACCACCACGTTTAGCGGCGATAGTAGCTATTTGTCTAGCGATAGCTTTTTGAGCAGCTTTACTTTTTAAAGTTTCAGTCATTGCTATTGCTCCACCACCAATCGCAGCACCTGCGTAATTACCTGTACCTAGATTGATCCCAACGTTAATAGCTTGATCTGCAAGTCTTACGGTTCCAACTTTAAAATCTTTAGCATTAATAGCTAGACCAGAGTTACTAGATTTACCGTTATTCTCAGGCAATTCACCTAATATTGCAGGTCTATCGGTATCAGCTTTTTGTATAGCTTTGTCTAAAGCTCGTTCTTGAGTAACTTCAGGTACATTATCGGTTAGTAACTTTTCTCGTTGTACTGTTGAAATCAATGGACTATGGTTATCATTTAAGGATGTCTCTAAGAAGGGTTCAGACGGCCAATGACCACCTATTTTATTACCTTTAGCTAGATTTACTTCTTTTGTTCTTAATTTCAGATTCCAAGGAGCATTAGATGGACCACCTTTATCAATTGGGATATCGTGATCTACGTGTAACCCTCTAGCAGTTCCTTCTTTATAATAATTATCAACCATCATTTGTTCGATGGAAGATAGTTTTATTTCTTGATTTTTCTTTCTTCCACGCCTATTTGCTGAATCTCTTGCTTCATTCCAAGCCGCTCTTACTTGTACTCCTTTTTTGTGATCAGAATTAAGTTTTAAAGTGTAGGTAGTCTTATTATATTCAAACTGAGCATCTGCATCAGGTAGTTTTTTACCACCTGCTGCGCTTCTTTTAGCGTGAAACTTCTCGATTTCTTTATCTAGAATAGACTCAGGTATTTCTCCTGCATATAGTTTTTCGGCCATTAAAAAAGCCCCCTTGCGGAGGCGTGTGTTATTTACGTCGGGTGTTTAACTGATATGTGCGTGAATCAGTTGTTCTCGGTCAGGGATATATCCATGTGTTTGACGCATCCATCCGAGCCAGTTACTACTACCTTTGCCTTGGTTACACGATCTACAGGCGGATACAAGATTGCTTGCAATACTTTCTCCACCATTTGTTTTAGCTTTGACATGATCAATTGTGAGTTCATTAATTTCATAGTTATTACCGCAATAAACACATTGACAATTAAAGTGCTGTTTAATAGCTCTTTTCCAGAGCTTTTTAGCTTGGGGACTTGTCATGGTTATTAGGTTGAATAGATAGTGTTCAGGTGTTGGTAGAAGTGGGGTCATCTAGTTGTTTTACGTTTAAGTCGGCTACGTCGGTTTAAACCAGGTCTTTGTAACTTGGCATGTTTAGGATTTTTACTTGTTTTATGCTTTGGATTGTGAGCTACATCTAAGCCATCACCATTGCCATAAGTACCTTTTTTCCGATTAATCGCATTCGCATTAACTCTTAACTTGAGACCTTTCTTTGTTTTGTTGTACGCTTTTTGTTGAGCTTTATAATTGCCGTTAGCGTACTTAGCTCCGTTTACCATATAGTCTGCTTTGTACTAATTCGGGGTCAACTTTGGGCATAATGGCTGCTAGTTTTGATAAAGGATTACCTTCCATAGCGATACCACTTATGTCATTAGTTTTAAGCCAATCACAGGCTGCTTTTAAATCTTGAGTTGAAGCCTCACCACTTTTGACCCGTTTAAGGAATTCTGTTGTGACAAGGCTATGTAATTCGTTGAACTGGTCTTCAGTGGCTTTCTTCATACGTTCTTCTTCTTAGTTTTAGCTTTAGCTCTTTGTATAAGTTCCTTCTCTTTAAGCCATTGTTGTTGCTTGAGTAGAAGTTCTTTAAGTTTCTTTTGTTGAGCGGTTGTTAAAGCGTTTACCATCAGTCTTTAAGTCCTGGAAATAAGTTCTTTTTAATCATCTGTACTGCCTGATCATCAATAGTGTTATCAGTTGATTTAGCGTATGCCTCAAGTAGAGATATAACTAGTTCCTTGACTGCGCTTGAAGTAAGGAATGTCATAAGGAGGGGTTTGATGATAATCATGATGTAAGGGTTAGATTTTTTAGTAAAATAAATATGAGAGTTGATAAGCAGATAACTGCTATAAACGATGTCATTTCTTGAATAGTTTTATATGCCACCAAGGTTTCTTAGGTGGCTTAGGATTTTTAGCTGCTTGTTGTTTGATATAACTAGCTATTGGTATTACGTCATTACACATATGAGCTACACGACTTCCAGGTCGCAGCATGAAACCCTTCTGTTGTAGTTCTGCACATTTAAGTGCACGTACAAGTTCATAATCCAACTGCATTTTATCTTCTTGTCTTTTCGCTATACGACGACACTGTTCCAGTCCACGTTTATCTAGTGGAATCATGAAGTTAATTTGTGCTCCCCAATTTTCAGCTACTGTGTAGCTCTGTTGATCCATTGCGTCATCAAAGGGTGTTGTATGATTTCCCATATAGAAGGGTGAGAAAGTCATCGTACTGCCGTTGCACGAGATGTTAGGTCCGTAGTGTTGTCTAGATGGGGCACCATTATTTTGGAATTGCACCGCTTGATTGGTGACATTCCCTGTCGCAGCCGCCACGGGGTTAGATGTATTGTTTGTTTCGCCTTCTTCTGCACGAACTGGTGCTATTGAGAGAAGACTGATAAGGAGACCGTAGTAGAGGTAGTGTCGATTTCTCTTTCTATTACTTGTGTTTCTAACACTTGAGTTGCTGCCCTTGTTGTTACTTCTAACGTAAA